TGGACATCGTGTCCATAGTTGGGTTCATCCTGAACACAACGCTCTACTCGAGTATCTCCAAGTGGTTACGCGAAATAAATCCTGGCCCGAGACTAGAATCAAGTTTCGAGATGTAAACGACAATTCGGGGTTTGGCGGTGTTTCATCATCCGACAAACTCCTATTCGTTGCGTCTCGGAACACGATAGGTTTCGGGGTTGAGGGTTATAAGCGTAAAATCGCGAGGCGGGAAGCCGCTTCGTCCGCGTATACTAGGACTAGCCTAGAACTAACACAGAACTCTCCACTGAAGATTGACTGGTCGAGGTTTAACAACTTCGTGCCAGCTCAGTTTGCAAGGGAGTCTGTCAAAGGCGAAGAAGCCTTTGTGTTCGTCCCTACGGGGATGCCGATCGTCTCGACTGCACTTCATAATGCAGCTCTCGAGGGATTTGTTGGCAAACTACGTAACGCGCAGCGCTCTTTGCAAGGCGCTGTCGTCGCAGGAGAACTCGGCAAGACAATCAAGATGATTGCAAGCCCAGCCCGCGCTCTTCGCGATGGCATGTCCGACTACCTACGGTCCGTAAAGAAACGGTGTAGAAGTCGTCGGCAGCTTGAGCGGAGACGAGGAAGGCCCAAGGATCTTAACAAGATCGTGTCAGGCACTTGGCTCGAATACCAGATGGGCTGGCGCCCCCTTATGCATGACGTGAAAGATGGTGCGCAAGCACTGTCCAAACTCATACATAATTTTGGGAGCGGAGTTCGTAGGGTCTCTCATTATGAGAGGGGCCAACAAGAAACCGCAGTGTACCCAGGTGCTACGTGGAGTGCTCCGTCGTGGGGGTCCGTTACGCTCATCAACACACTCCAACAGGAGTGCGAGGTGAAGTACACGGCCGCCATTAAAGTGCCACTTCCACGTGATGTCTGGTGGGATACATTGGGGATTGGTTGGGGTGACTTTGTCCCAACCATATGGGAGCTAATTCCTTTTAGCTTCGTCGCCGATTACTTCTTGAACGTCGGGACGATCTTCAATGCCTTATCGATTCTCAAGACGGATTTTGTGCACATTGACAAGTCCGTTAAAGCAACCCGGAAGGGTTACGTTGAGATCGGTTCGGTACAGAAGACGTTCTTCCCCCCGGGAGTTTATTCAAACGAGGACTTTAGCACCTCAGGTGGTACGTCCGAGGTCACGTCACTTTCGTATATTCGTAATTCGGTTACTGTTGGGTCGTTGGTTCCAACGATCCAGTTCAGTATGCCGGGTACGAACACGAGGTGGATGAACCTTGGAGCGTTATTCGCTCAAAGTGCCGATGTTACTCGAGATATTCTCGGGAATAGTCTTTATTAACCTCCTAGTATGGTATGTTAAAACCTGCTAGTTACAAACTGGAGGGCCTCATGGCCGTCTCTCTGTCGAACGTCACAGGTACCGCGAGCACGGGGTTTACGACCCCAGGTTATACGGTGTCTGCTGATATGCCACCTAATGCCTCAACAGGCAAGCAGTGGTCCGTGTCCGCTCTTACCGGCACTCAAACCGGTGTTCGGGCACATTCAATCTCGGATCCGTTCACTATCACGTTCGAACGGCCTTCAGTTCTGAAGGTCCTGACTTACGCGATGATGAACGCAGTGACGGGCATCATTGGCCAAGTGCCGTTTAACGTCTGGACCGCATGCAGGGTCCGTAAGGGCGTTAACGTCGCCGCCAATAACCCGCCCCGGATCATGGAAATCGACTGTCGGGCCCGCATTCCTGCGGGGGCTGACAGCTATGATCCGGCAAATATCCGCGCTGCGGTCAGTGCCTTTGGTGGCGCTTGGTCGCAGGTTTCCGCGGGTATCGGTGACTCCTTTGTCACCGGCTCCCTCTGATTGTGGTCTCTGGAGGAAACTCCAGAGACTCTTCATTGCGCTGAGGCTCGCTGTCACCTTAATCCGTGACCCGAGCTCTGTTAGGAGTAGCGTATGGGAAAGGTATCCATACGAGTTCTACTCTCTAGATCAGTTGCTAGTTATAGCACAGCGCATCCAGCGGACGCGTAAGCGTCCCCGTGATAAACACGGTCGGTTTAAACGCCGAACCTTTTGGCCGCGAGGCTACTAGGGCTGGAGGGAACTTGAACTTCGAGATTGGAGGATTATATGTCTCTTTTGAGAGCAGATGTTCTTTCCAGACTCGTTCAGGAAGATCTCGGGCCTTTATTGGTTCCGGGAGCCAGCGCTGATGGCTGGCCAGGGTGCACCGCTAAGCAGGTAGCTGCGAAGCGGCTCGTTGACGCTTTGCTAAAGAAGCATGTCGACGATGTTGCGCACGACGCCGATGATAAGGCGTTGGAGAAGTTCTTAGCAGTGAATGCTAAGTGCTCTAGCTGGATTCTTTCGCCTAATCGCTCCCTCGTTGAGGATGTAATCCTTGGCGAGACGCGAAATGCGATCTACCGCTACTGGTACCGTGATGGTATCAGCTCTTTATGCGACAATTTGTATGACCTACTTGATGTAGGTCGTCATGGACCCGGTAAGAGCGCCGAGGTTCCGTACGAAGACTTCTATTCGAAGTCGTTCAGCGGACCTCTTAGCTCAAGCTCGTCACTCCTGATGTCCTTATACACGCGGTATATCTCCGCCCGACACAGTTGGTTGGAAGCTGAGAAGCTTCGCGACCAGTGTTATGGGAAAGTTACCGCCACGAGTTACCTGACATTCGTACCGAAGTCGAATGAGATCTCTCGGACTATTTGTGTTGAGCCTTCTGTCAACATGTTCTTCCAACAGGGCCTAAAGACCCTAATGGAGGATCGCCTATCCTACTACTTTGGTTTAAACCTGGTAGATCAACAGGCGAAGAACCGAGAACTCGCGAGGTTGGGCAGCATAGACGGTCGTTTAGGAACGATCGATCTTAGTTCTGCCTCGGACAGTATTAGTCGGGAAATGTTGCGATACCTCCTTCCTGAGCAGATGCTCAAGGTTTTGGATGGGTTGCGATGTTCGACGACGAGACTTCCGAATGGAGAAGTTATTCCTCTCCATATGATATCCACGATGGGAAACGCTTTTACGTTTCCCTTACAGTGTGTCATCTTCGCAAGTTTGATATCCGCAGTTTACAAGGTCATGGATATACCATGGCGCCCGATGCGGGGTTCATTCAAGATACCGTACCCATTTAATGGCGCTTTTACGTCGCACAATGCGAACGTCGGCGTCAATGGGGACGACTTGATCGTCGATGAACGAGCGTATAATGTCGTTTGTCGAATGTTAGACCTCCTTGGGTTTACTGTAAATCCGGAGAAGTCCTTTAATCAAGGACACTTCCGGGAGTCGTGCGGTGCTGACTGGTTTGCGGGGGTCCCCGTAAGGGGATTCTACCTCAAGGACCAGAATGCGCCAAATGCTCCCTATGTGGCTTGGAATCAGCTGACGATCTGGTCTGCGAAGACCGGAATCCCTTTGACAAGGACGCTCAAGTACCTCTTACGGTGCGCAAGAAAACTTGCGGTGCCGTGGCACGAGAGCGACTCAGCTGGGTTTAAGCTTGCTATTACGTCTATCAGACGGCCGAAGACAGATCGTAACGGGAGCTTTATCTACTCCCGCCTCGAACCTCGTGTTCGACGATTGGTCTTCGACGACTCTACAGAGTCTATTAGCGGACCTGAATCGCTGCGGAGAATTTGGAATCCTTCGGGGTTCCTCCTTTGTAGTGTGGAAGGTTACATCAAACAACGTGTCATCACCCTTCGGGATAAGGACCCGAGATGGCAGGTACGTACTGCTACGACTCCCAGCGATTGGGAGTACGAGCATCAGGAGGCCTGTGAAGGCCCCCAAAAGCTCGCCCTACAAAGGGCGAGATCTACCGATTGATAACCGGTAGACCCTGACACGGCACTGTCTCCAAGAATG